ACAGATGCGCTCGGTCGTAAGCTTGGCGATCCCTTGTGGGCTGAATTTGGATTTGACAAAACTTGGATGATTGAACGTAAAAAGGAAGTCGGCTCCCAAACCTGGACGGCTTTATACCAACAAAGACCAACGCTGGAAAGCGGCGGTCTTTTTAAGCGCGATTATTGGAAGTTTTGGAAGCAATTACCTAGTGATCTGGATATGGTAATTCAATCCTGGGATATGACGTTCAAGGGAAAATCTGACAAGAAATCCAAGGAAAAATCCAATACGGATTTTGTGGTCGGTCAGTTGTGGGGCAAAAAAGGTGGAGATTTTTACCTTTTGGATCAAGTAAGGGATAGGATGGATTTTCCAAGTACCCTGATGACTTTTCGTGCTTTTACCCAAAAACATCCAAATAGCCGGGGCAAGTAAGGGATAGGATGGATTTTCCAAGTACCCTGATGACTTTTCGTGCTTTTACCCAAAAACATCCAAATAGCCGGGGTAAGCTTATCGAGGACAAGGCCAACGGTCCCGCAGTTATTGCAACGTTAAGGCGCGAAATATCGGGAATTATTCCAGTTAATCCGCAAGGCGGCAAAGAAGCCAGGGCCGCGGCGGTCAGCCCGTATGCGGAAGCCGGTAATATTTACCTACCAGATCCTAAAGTTAATCCGTGGGTGTGGGATTTTATAGAGGAATTGGCAGGTTTTCCTGCTGGTGCTAATGATGATATGGTGGATTGTACTTCCCAAGCGATCCATTATTTGGCTGATTACCAAACAGAATTATTACTTGCTAGGGGCTAGGGAGGTGGATCTTAGAGTGAATTTTTTTAAGAATTTTATTACTACATTCAAAATGATTCGGGCCAGCAACAATAAGAGTTATACAATTAGTGAACTTTTACCAAAATGGATGCTAGATAGACCAATTATTCCGAAATGGAATACAGAAAGAGCGGTGAAACGCTCATACAAAGGATCATCTTATGTTTACGCGTGCGTTAATCGGATAGCAAAAAGCGTGGCTAGTGTACCCTGGATTGTGACTGAATTTAATGAGGAAACAGGAGCTTATGAACATTTGCCACGCCATCCTCTGGAAATTTTGTTAAAAAAACCCAATCCCTGGATGAATGGGTCTGATTTGATGGAGCGGTTGGTGATCTTTTTATTTATGGGAGGAAACGGAATCTTATCCAAGGTCCGGGCAAATCGGATTTTAGCTGAATTGTACCCGCTCCCGCCAGATGGCATACGTCCGGTCCCTAGTGAAGAAGATTTTATAGACGCGTATGAATACGATTATCGCGGCGTAAAAAAAATGATCCCAGCAGAAGATATTGTCCATTTAATGTTTCCGGATCCAAGCAATGTATATTGGGGCATGTCGCCACTGGAAGCAATGAGCAAAACCCTAAGTATTGAGCTTGAAGCATTGGATTGGCAAAAAGTGTCTTTTGAAAACAGAGCAATCGCTGATGGCGTTTTCAGTTTTGAACATGAAATTACCAAAGAGCAATTTGACGGGGCTAGGCGGTATATTAGAGATCAAAAAGGCGTTCGCGAGCCGTGGGTTTTGGGGAGTGGAGCGAAATGGCAACAAATGTCACTTAATGCCGTGGAAATGGATTTTATCAATAGCCGAAAATTTACCAGAGAGGAAATTTGTGCCGTTTTAGGAGTGCCGCCGCCGATGATCGGGCTTTATGAACGGGCTACAATGGCAAATATTAGAGAAGCGCGCCGGATCTTTTGGATTGATACAATAATTCCGCTTTTGGGTACGATTCAATCAGCGTTTAATCTGTTTCTTGCTCCAGAATTTGGCAACGAGAATGTGCGGATCGAGTATGATGTAACCGGAGTAGAAGCATTGCAAGAAAACTTTGCTGATAAGGTTAATTCTGCCAAGGTTCTTTGGGAAATGGGCGTACCATTTAACGAAATAAATGCACTAATGGAAATTGGGTTTGACGAAATGCAAGGTGGAAATGTGGGATATATTGGACAGATGCCAGCTATGCGAACAATGGTGGAAAATGATGAACCGGAGGATCTTGTCAACGACCAAATAGCGGAGGATATGGAAGAAGATAGAAATCAGCAGACACGTTCCATAAAGTCCACAATGGACGAAGGCAAAAAGTACCACTTATGGAAAAGCTTCGATGAACGCCGCCAGCAAATTGAGCGAAATAAGGCGGGGCAAGTAGCCGCAATGTTTAGAGAGGAAAAACGAGCGATCACAGGGGCTTTTCGTCAGGATGGCGTTCCGGGCGTTTTATCTTATTATAACAACCAAGCCCGATCTGATTGGGAAACCTTTCTAGCAGAAATTTATGAGGAAACGATTCCGCAATTTGCCGAAGCGGAGTTAGAACGGTTAAATAATCCAAAGAACATACGTTCATATAATCGCAAACAATTTGATCCGGATAGGGCGGGGCTTGATTTTTGGATCAATGAGACAAGCCGCCGAAAGTCGGACCTAATAAACTCCACAAGCCAAGAAATAACCATGCGAGAATTACGGAGGGCCTTAGCCGAAGAAGAAACTGACGAGCAAATATTGGCAAACATTGAAGAAATTTACGATGATTGGGCTAATGTGTCGGATCCGGAAGAATACCATTCCCGAAGTTTTACCATTTCCGAGGTTGAAGTGGGCGAAGCGGCAGGATATGGGAGTTTCCAAGGAGCGGTACAAACGGAGCTTGATCTTAATAAAGAATGGGTCACGCAGGGTGATGATCGAGTTCGCGATTCCCATGCAATCCTAGATGGGGAAATGATTCCCATGGATGATATTTTTCCTAATGGGTTGCGGTTTCCGCTAGATAGCGAGGGGCCAATAGAAGAAATTGCCAATTGTAGATGCTTTGTGTTATATAGCGAAACTTAAAAAGGAGGAAAGCTAATGCCATTTGTACCCAGGCGCGGTCAAATTTTCCGTGATCCCGAACTTGTATTGCGCGAAGCTGATTTTTTGAATCCGGAAGTCCAGAGTCAACGCGTCTCGGATTTAAATTTCTCAATGGTTTTAGATGGCAGGAATTACAATGTCGATTGGATCGGAACGATTTCGCAAACGTCAGAAAAAATATTTATTGTAGAAACAAACGAAAATATGATGCTTATTCCAGTAATCACGCTTGCAATTGAAAGGCGGTCGATAAGTTTTCGAATTGAGGAAGATCCCACGGTTAGCACCCCAGGCACAACAATACCCGTGGAAAATTCGAAACGCGAAGGATCCATAGTACCGGCTCCAGTGATTGTAACTGAAGATCCAACAGGATTTTTAAATGGTAGTAACCTTCGTGGATTCAAAGTGTTTGGTGGAGTCAATGCGGGAACTGAGGTTAAATTACCAATTAACCTAATTACAAAAACTAACAGTCTTTATGCGGTAAGGTTAGTTAATAATTCAAATAGTGATATCGAAGCGGCATTAAGCATTCCTTTAAACGCAATTTAATTTGTTTTTGGCAAAAGGTGGTGATTAAATTTGCTCGTAAAAAATTATCCAATGGAGTTAAAAAGTAACACCGAAAAACGAACATTTGAGGGATATGCTTCCACATGGGATCCTGATTTAGAGAATGATCAGCTAGTTAAAGGTGCTTTTCAAAAAACAATTTCGGAGCGATTTCCGGAGGGCAAGATCAAAATTTTATATAATCACCAAGATGCGATTGGCTTGCCTGTAAAACTGGAAGAAGATAACAAGGGTTTGTTGGTTCATGGAAGGATTAGCAAAACCCAACTTGGTAACGATGTTTTAACTCTTATGGAAGATAATGTTATTGACGAAATGTCCATTGGATTCGACATTATAAAAGATCAAAGTCCCGACCAAAAAGGGATCCGGAAGATACTGGAAGTTAAACTTTGGGAGGTTAGCCCGGTAATATTTGGAGCAAATCCTTTTACTTCCATCGACAACGTGAAACGCTTTGGGGATCTAATGAGCATGATCAAGATGGAGCAAAAAGAGGGCAGGATCTTGTCAACGTTTAACAAGCGGAAACTGGAGGAAGCAGTTGAAATTTTATCCAGTATTCTAGCGAGTATGGAGCAGGAGCCAAAACCGAAAAGCTTAGAAGTGGATTTCCATTCCATTTTTAAGGATATGCGAGATTTTTCCAAAGGGGCTGGATAAATTGGAAAATGAAGGTAAAACGCAAGACGAAATGATCCACGAAGCTATTCAAGATCCAAAAAGCAAACGATTTCCAGGAGATTTTCCATTCGATTCCATGACCGAATGTATGAACCGGATGGAGGGCGAAGTCGATTCAGCCGGGGCATTTTGTGCCGCTTGGTATATGGACACCTACGGAGTTCATCCTTCTCAGCGCGAAGATAATCCAGATGAAGGAAAAGATACCAAACCAGAAAGGAGCAAGGAAATGGAAAACATTGAAAAAAAGTTGCATGAATTGATTGATCTCTTAAAGGCGCAAGCCGTTAGGCAAGCAGAATCCTCTAAAGAGGAC